ATCGCCCTGGATCACGGCATTGAAGTATTCGGTCAGTTCCTTGATTTGCTCTGGCGAGGCGGTGTTCATATCCACGCTCACCAACACGCCGGGGATGTTGCCCTCGGTGAAGTAGCCCAGCCGCTGAAGATCGTGCCGGATGGCCGTATTGACCGCCATAAGCGCCCACTCGATTGGGCTTTCGCCATAGGACGTATGCACCTTGGCGTTGAGCGGGACATAGATCAGCCGGTCGGCGGAGTAGTGGGTGGTTGCCATGCCATGCAAAACTTGCAGATAGGCTGGCAGCGGCGGGCGGGGAATGCGCCCCCGTAAATCGAGCAATGGGCGGATGGTAGCGCCATCCACCAGGTCAAGCGAGCGCAACTGGCCGTTTTCATCCACGTCCGGGTAGATGGTGACGGCATCCAACACCAGCAAATCTTCCAGCAACTGGTTCAGCCAGGCGTCGAAATCGTTGACACCATCGGGCTGCTCGAAGAAACGGCTCAGGCTTTGGGTTTCACGGTGATATTCACGGCCTGCTTCATCCTTCAATGTGCCGCCCGGCATCTGGCCGCCCTTGGCATTGCCAACAATGCCCCACTCCAGGCCGCGCATGGTGCGCTTGATTAGCTCGATATTCAAACGAATCTCTTTGCTGGATTGCGCCAGTGAACGCAGCGCCGGAAAAGGCAACGCGCCAGTGCCAGCGCGCGGCGTGGTCATCAGGTTTGCCCCTACTGAGTATTCATACAAGCGTGGGGCTTCATCACCCCAGGCAGCAGCGGGCGGCTGACCCGGACCAAATTGCCCCTGTAAAGCGGCATTGGCAGCACGCGTCATCCCCAACAGGGCGTTCATGTGCGCCGATAAGTCAATCTTCGTTTTCTCGTCCATCGGTGTTCCTTTCGACTTCTTTGCGATAGTGCGCTACCCAGGCCGCCGCGCTATTGGCATTGAGCTTGTTGAATGCGCCCGAAGCGCCGTCCACCTGGTCATCGTGAGCGCCATTGGGAAAAGCGCACAATTCGTCTAAAAATGAGCTATTCCAGAGCGCGCGTAACAAAACGACGTTGCCAGCCTCGGCCTGGGCTGCCAGGCTATCTGCGCGGGTGGTTTTGGGACCGGTGACCCGGTCGGCTCGAGCGGGGTAGCCCGCCAAAAGCCGCACAAACGCCCGGGCGCTATCGACCCCGCTGGAACCCGGCTCTTGTTCGCCCCAAATCGCCGTGCCGGGCGGGTCGAGTTGCGCCGTCTGCAAAATGATGGCGTCACGTTCGCCGCTGGACCATTGCCCACGAATCACGTCTTCGATGATGAATAAGCCACCCTGGCGCGCCATGCGCACACCCACCGTATAATCGCCGCTGCCATCACTGGCGGCTTTATCCCAATAGCGCACGCGCCCATCTACCGCTGCAGGGATGGCTTCTAAAAAGTGGCTGAACCATTGCCGTTGGAACAACCCCCCCTCCGCGGGCATGGGCGCTTGCTGATAAAGCGCGGCAAAGGCCCACGAACCCATGACAGCGCGGGTTTTGAGCAATTCGTCAACGGGGTAACGCGCCGGGTTGAGCGCTTCGCCGGGGTTGCGCCCGAGCGGGTCGTTTTCTTCGGCCAGCGCCGGCAGTTTGACGATCTGCCATTCACCCTGCCCGGCATCAGCCAAAATGCGGCCAGCCAGGTCATCTTCGTGCCAGCGAGTTTGGATCAGGATGACGGCGCCGCCTGGCTCCAGACGGCTGTATAGATCCTGGGTGTACCAATCCCACACCCGTTCACGGTAACTTGGCGATTGCGCTTCTTCGCGGCTTTTGATCGGGTCATCGATCACAATCAGGTCTGCGCCGGTGCCGGTCACGCCGCCGCCCACACCCACGGCGCGATACCAACAACCGTTGGCGGTCATCCATTCTTCCACCGAACGGCGAGCGGCATCCAGCCCAACGCGGGCGGCAGCCAGCTTGCGACTGGTACGGCTAAATTTGTTGGCCAGGGTCTGGTTATAGGCAGCCACAATCACACGCAGGCCCGGCTCCCGTTCCATACGCCAAACCGGGTAGCGCAGGGTGACCATGGCAGTTTTGCCGTGACGCGGCGGCATCATCACCAGCAACCGTTTGATACTGCCATTGGTAACGTCTGCCAGTATCGCGCGCAAGTAGGCCAGGTAAGGCCAATCCCAAACGTAATCACGCCGTACAACAGCCAGCCAGGCATCGAATGAAAGGGTTGCTCGAACGCCAGCGCCGGATCGGGGCGCCAGGCGCTCAATCCTGCGGATCGTCCGCTCGATTTGGTCCAGAGAGCCGAGCATCTAATACCTCACGCACAATGAGCATCTCACTGGCAATTTTGATGCCGCCAGCTACAGCATGAATGGCGGCTGGATCAGAAGCCTTGACGGTCTGCGCTGCTTTGGTGAGGAAGTGCAGGCCAGCCTTGATGGCAGCAATGGCATCGGTGGCCCATTCTCGCTCGAAGATAGAACGGACGCGCTCGAATTCATCTTGCAAGCTGCGATCACCGTCCAGGCGTTCGCGCCAACGCTGCAAAGTGCGCACCGAAATACCATACTTGGTAGCAGTGGGGGTAGCGCCATAATAGGCCGATTCGACCAGGATACTGGCAACCTGTTGGAGATTGTGCCGCTTTGCCATAATTGCCTCGCAAAAGTAAAATCCCGAAACGGGGGGATAAGGGGTAACTTATCCCTGCCATTCCGGGATCATGCCTCGCTGAATAGCGATCGGGGTATGGGTTCTGAATAGGGGGAAACCCTATCCTACGATGATGATTGTATCACGGCTTGATTTGCGCTATTGGCAGATTTGACCAGCGCCGTGGTGCTGATTTCAACCAGGTACACGTGGCCGTCTTTGATTTCGATCGTCACCCGGCCATAGCCGGTGCTGGCCAATACCTTCTCCAGGGCGGCCAGCACGACTTCTCTTTCAGCGGGCGATAGCGCGGCTGTCAACGCACGGGGCCTAAATGCAAGATTCCATCGGCTTCAAAGATGCGTTCGGGCGGGTAGCCAAAACGCGAGACGAAACGCGCCGCGGCCAGGTCTTCATCGTGATCCGCCGAGAAACACAGGTACCACTCAGGCTGCTTCGGCAGGCGCGGCCTGGCAGGCGGGATGGCCTCGGGCCAAAGCTGCGTAATCGGCTGGAGAACCTGATCGGGGACAATATCATCAGGCGATACCATTGACTGCTAAATTACCAACTTGCCGATAGGAACCGAGTTTTTGCTGAGGTCGGTTTCGTTGACTGCCCGAATACACATCGCGTCATAATGCCCGCGCTCCGCCAACTCCGCCGGGGTTTGGGGAATTACAATCAGGTCAGTCACAACAAAGTACAAGTCAAGGATTTCAGTCCTCGCCATCGTGTCTACCAGCCAGTTCAAAACGCGGTCTTTCATAGGATTTTTCCTTTCGTGTTTTATAGTGGTTCGTTGAATGCCAGGTTGCCATTGTCATCCCAGTGCAGGCCGTGGATGACGATGCCGGCAATCTGCTGGCCGCTGTCATACAGGTTCACGCGCTTGGCGCTCAGTGCTGGCAATTTGTCCAGGTCTGCCAACACGGCCTGGAGCATTGCCAGCATGGCCGGAGCGCGCTCGCCGTCGGTAGTTGGCAATTTTTTCGGGGTAGCTTTGGATTGCTGCGGTGGAGATGTATCCGACATAGGTTCTGTCCTTTCCGCGCTTACGAAAAGCGCCATGATAACTGATTGCGCCATCACTCAGCAAACGTGAGCGCACTTCGATGCGCACGTCGCTGCGAATGCTGGCAGCCGGGGGAGCCACTGCCAGAGCGGTTGCCAACAAATTGCCAGCATCATTGCCAGCATTGCCAGCATCATTGCCAGCATTGCCAACCCGTTGCCAACTCAGGCGTCCCCCGGCTGATTTGATTGGGACGCCCGTCTGGTAGGGTTTGATTCGGCAGGCTCCAGCTTGCGCCCGTTCGAGCCGGTCACAACCGGTTGGGGCAGGTCTCGCGCCGGCCCTCTGACAGCCTGCCCTTCCACCTGGGTCTTATCCAGCGTGTTCACCCGCCGCTGCAGGTTGCGCATCGTTTGGCCGGTCACTCGGTCACGGATATCGCGATAGTAGTGGGGTGCCAGTTCACGCGCCATGCTTTCTTGCTCGGCCTGTAAACTGGCAATCGCCGCTTGCTTGCTCAGAATGTGCAATTTGCGCTCTTGGAATTGCAAAGCGCGCTCCGCCTGCTTCAGCTTTTCGTCAGCATCGCTCCGATGGTAGACAATGTGCCCGGCTACGTTCGCCGCCACGAGTACCCACGGGGTGAGCAATAGAACCGGTTCAGCCCACGGCATCTCGAAAGCGTAAAGCGTGTTATGCGCCAGGATGTCAGCCAGCCCCAAAATCATTGAGCCGATGAAGTTCACCACCATCAAAACCGTGGCGGTTGTTTCCTGGGCCTCGGTGGTGGCGTTTGGCCCGGCTACATAGAGCCAAACCAGCAAGCCAATCTCTGAAGCGAACAAGAACACAATCGCCACGAGATTCGCCGTGGTAGTGCTCACATCTGCCAAAAGGCGGGTCATGTAGTCAAAGCTCCGCCAGCCCGCATAAACCAGCAAAGCGACCGCGTAAATGGTCATCAGGTGCTTCGGTTTCATGTCTCAGCCCTCCGCCACTTCCACATCTGGGAAGGCTTCAGAGTAGGGCACCTCATGCTCACTCAGCCGGTTTTCGTA